TAGCCAACACCACACACCGGACACGGCCCACACGGACGCCGTGCGATTTCGTTCGCCTGGAGTAAACGCATGACTTTCAACACCGGAAACCCTGTTGGCTCGACCGACGCGCGGGATCTGTACGACAACGCGCAGAATTTCGACAAGCTTAGCGTAGGGACTGAGCATTCCTATCCTGACCGACTTGGCGTGTCGCGCAAGAGCTGGGCAGGGATGGAGGCGGATTTTACAGACTTCCTGGCCGCGTCCGGCTTCGAGCCGGAAGTCTTGGAATACGTCGATGGCGCTCCATTGACGGTCGACCGGCCCACCCAGCTGATCGAGCGCGCGGCCACTCCTGGGATTCTGTACGCGATCAAGCTGCCCTCGACATTCCCGGCATCGCTTTCCGGCACCTGGTCGACCGATGAGGCGAAATTGGTCATTCGGGTTGATGACTCGCTGCGCGGGCAGCTGGCGAGCACTGGCGGAGCGGCACTGATTGGTACTGCTGATGGATCAACTGTCCAGAGCGTACTGGATTCGGTCAGAACGACCGATGTAGCGAATGCGAAAACGTTTGGCGCGATCGGAGACGGCAACAGTCATCCGCTATCGGAGCGTTATGCGACGCTGGCCGACGCGCAGGCCGTATATCCGCACGCCACCTCGCTCACGCAGGAAATCGACTCGGTCGCAATCCAGGCTGCGCTAAACGCAGGTCGCGCTGTTGTGAACATCCCTGGCGGCCAGTACAGGATTGATCCTAGCGGCCTGTCGTGGCCTGCCGGCGTCAGAATCGAGTGCTACGGCACGCTGATTCGTGTTGGGACTCCGACCGCTCCGTGCCTGCTGGCGAGCACGGCCGGTACCTTTCACTTTGCCTGCGGGTCGTTCGACGACGGCGGGCACTCGGCTCAGTTCGGGATGTTGGAGGTCAATCACCCTGATGCAGTATTGATCACTGGGCCGTTCGTTTGGGCGCACAACGGTTACTCCTGCATCTGGGCTCGCAACGCCAAGGCTGTGGACATTGGCGGCGGAGAATTCTGGGATACCTCTCATAACCTCTATTTCGGGCAGAACAACGCAGCGAACTTGCCATGCGCCGTGGAACGAGTAACTGTACGCGGCGCGATATCTCACAATGCCCGTGCTGGCGGCGACGGCCTAAAGACGGTTTCCGGAGTCAAGAAGCTGTCCGTCATTGGCGGGCGCTACTATGCCAACGCACAGGACGGCATGGATCTGTTTGCAGGATGCGATGAGGCCATGCTGATTGGCGTCGACTGCAGCGGCAACACCGTAAACGGCGTCGACATCAAGATCGGCGTTGCTGCTGACTACCCGTCCGCATCGTGGGGGCAGCGTCGACGAATCTCGATCATTGGCGGCCACTACAGCGGCAACACTGAGGTTGGCGTTAAGGTCTACGGCGATGCGACCGAGGGATATTTCCAGGATGTTCTGATCCAGGGCGCCAACATCATCGGCAATCAGATCTACGGCATCCAATGCAGAGGCGTGGCGCCGCGCATTCTGAACAACCTGCTCCTTGGTAACTGCCTGTCTACTGCAAGCAATTACGCTGTCATCTACATGCAGGGCGATGCTGCAAACCGCCCGAAGGGTGGCGTCATTGCGCATAACACCATCGGCAACAACGGGGTGGCAGGAAAGACCAACATCGGCATCAATGTGCTGGCGTGGGATAGCCTCCTGATCGACGGTAATATCATCGGCAATACAGCTGATCGCTCAGAGGCGCAGGAGCTGGACTGGGGCATATCGGTAGATGCTGATTCGACTGGTGTTCATGTCGTCAACAACCAGATGGGCGCCCTGAATACCTACAAATTTAATCTCGCGGCCGGCAGCTGCATTGTTGGCATCAATCCTGGCGTGCCGCTCAAGAAGCGTGGCACGGCGACGATAGCCAGCGGCGCAACCAGCGTAGCGATCAACCACGGTGCTGCAGGGCGCCCGAACGGTAATAGCCAGGTCCGGTTTTGGTCTCTTGGTAACAATTTCGGCAGTGCCGAGGTTTACCCGGGCGCGACGACTACTACGCAAATCAACGCTGCGGTGCCCACGGCGCCGAGTTCAGCTAGGACAATAGGCTGGGAGGTTGACCTGACTGAAGAGGTCAACACCTACGCCATCACGTACTGATGCCTAGCAGCCCCGCCAGTCGGGGCTTTTTTTCGCCTAAGGATTTCGCATGCACACATCACAGAAGGGGCTTGACCTGATCAAGTCCTTCGAGGGGCTGCGCCTGTCTGCCTATAAATGCCCGGCCGATGTCTGGACAATCGGATATGGCACCACGGCAGGAGTGCAGCCAGGCCAGACCATCACGAAGGAGCGAGCCGAGGAACTGCTACGCGAAGACGTGAAACGGTTCGAGAGCCATGTCGATCGGCTGGTCAAGGTGCCGCTGACTCAGGGCATGTACGACGCCTTGGTGTCCTTTACGTACAACCTTGGCCCGGGTGCGCTGGAAAAATCCACGCTGCTCGACCAGCTCAACCGGGGCGATTACGACAGCGCCGCGGAGCAGTTCGGCCGCTGGGTGAAGGCTGGCGGCAAGACACTGGCCGGCCTGGTTCGCCGGCGTGCTGCTGAGCGCGCATTGTTTGAGGGCGAGTCATGACCTCCTGGCTGAAGCTGGTCCCCATCTGGGCCTACTGGCTCCTTGCCCTGGCCGTTGTAGCAGGCGGGCAGCAGATCAGGGTGCTATCGGCGCAGTCTGACGCCTCGAAGGCACAGGTCGATCTAGCATCCTACCGCGCCGAAGTCAGCGAGCGCGACCGCCGCGCCGCTATGGCTGTCATCCAAGAGAATCAGCGGCGCCAGGCCGCGACGGAGAAAGCCGATGCAGAGGCACAGGAACAACTGGCTGCAGCGCGTACTGACGCTGAGCGCGCTGGCAGTGCTCTTGAGCGCCTGCAGCAGCGCCTCGCAGCAGCTGAGCAGCGCAGTCGTGACGCCGGCAATGCCATCACTGCCCAGCTCAGCCAGGCAGCCGAAGGCGCCGCCCGAGTGCGAGCCGACTTGCTCGGCAGGGTTGGAGAGGCTGCTCAACTCTATGCTCGAGTCGCCGACGAGCGAGGAATAGCTGGGTTGGCGTGTGAGAAATCTTATGACGCTTTGAAGGGGAATTAGAGTTGCCCGGACGGGCGAGGACGGTAGACCGGGACTCCGGCCTCCTGTGCTGCGGTGATCATGTCGCGAGTGCCTGGCCCGCCCGTGTCGAAGGCGACCACGCCATCAGGTTTCAGCTCGAGCATCTGCCGGTTCCGGATCGGCCCGGCGCGCTTGCCGTACTTCTCCCATTCGGCCCGGCACCTGGTTGGCTCCTGACCCATGTTGATTGCCCATTCTCGAGCAAATCGATCAGCTCCAGTTGGGCACTCTCCCTGGATGATCTCGCAGATTCCGCGGAGCGTGTGGATCTTGTCGAGCACCTGAAACACGAACGCCCGGTCGGCGTAGTCGCGGCCTCCGCAGACGATGATTCGGACGGGCATCATGCCTCCATGGCTGTCTAATACTAGGTCGGCGTGCCGCGCAGTTACTGGCCTGTAGAGGCGCTATGTAATGGTTGTATTTTAGACGGCTAATCGCTTAAGCGCTGATTCTGCGCGGCCTGCGGCCTGATTCTTACACTACTGCTGCATCATGGGAGTGTGGCTAGAAAGCCCGTCTTTAGTGGCCTCTGCGGCTTTCTGTCTAATACTCATCGATTCTGTCTAATACTTCAGCCGATCCGGGACGGCATTGTCGGCGCCTGGGCGATCTTGGGCAACCGGCCGCGCAGGTAGCGAGCGGTCATCCTGGCGTCCGTGTGGCCGCCTAGTGTCTGCGCATTCTTTCCTTCCCGATCAGCATCGGTTAGGGACTTGGCGCGGATGTCGTGGATCTTCACGTCATGGATTCCAGTCTTCTCGCGCAGCGCCTGGAACGCTTCCTTCACCGTCTCATAGCTGACCGGCTTGCCGGCACGCGAGCAGAACAGGGTCAAGGTGCGAACCTTGCGCGGCAGCGCCTTGGCTCGATCGATTACGGCCTGCAGGTCAGGCGTCATGGCCACGATCAGCTTGGCGCCGGTCTTCTCCTGCACGAATGACACGCCTTCGTCGCTGATGTCAGCCAGGCGGATAGCGATCACGTCCCCGATGCGCTGGCCGGTCAGGTAGCACATTTCGAGGATCGATCGAATGTAGGGGCTCGCCGCGTTTAGAAGTGCTGAGAACTCAGCATCAGTGATGTACCGGTCCCGCCGTCCCTCTGCGTGTCTGGTGATCCCGATGCAGGGATTTGAGTCGACCTCTTGCCACTCGAGCGCGTAGCCGAACACGATACGCAGGAACGACAGGATCCGGTTGCACATGTTTGGCGTGTCGGCCAGCTCCATCTTCACCGCGGCGACGTGCTTTGGCAGCACCTGATGCGGCTCGAACTCGGCGAAGATCGTCTTCAGCTTCTCGGCCGCTGCCTCGTACTGCTTGGCGGTGTTCTCGCTGATCCTCTTGCGGTGATGGGCCAGTGCTCGATCAATCAGCCCTGGCATGCCGCCCTGCTTCCCTGCAGCGATGCGCTTGGCGTAGATCAGCAGGGCTTCCTGCAGATCCGCGCTCAGTCGCTCCCACTTCCCATTGCGAACCAGGTAGTACGCTCCGTGCTTCTGGTACATGCACGCCGGCAGATGCCGGTCCTTCTTCCTCGGGCGCATGCTCGTGTCCTCACCCCGTCAGCCTAAGCTGCGGCTCCTTCTTCGATGATTTGACGGCTCCAAGGCGAGACAATACAACGTCGCGCAGCACCTTGGGATGACCGTCACCGCCTACTACGAACCCGAACCGCTCAGCTGTGAGCCAGGCAATCTGCTTGCTGGGCTTCTGGTAGCCGGTCAGGTCCGCCACTTCCTGCGGAGTCATGAACATCTCTCACCCCCTCACCGTTACGCCGGCTGCCTCGATAACTGCAGGCAGCGTGCTCAAGTCCATCAGCGTGAAATAGCCTTCATCCCGCCAGCCGACCGTGTCGATGTGAACGACGTTGCCGAGGATTGCCGGCGAGCGCAGCGGAGTATGGCCAACCACGAGCGCGAGCAGGTCCGGTATCCCGCTGGTGTCGACCATCTCGATTCGAGTGCGCGACCACATACAGCTGTTCTTGACCAGCTTCAGACGCTTCTGCGTCTCCGGCTCTGTCAACTCTGCGACCGTCTGCGCCCATGTCGGGAACGGGCAGTCGGCGTGCACGATGCCAACCAGACCAGCATCCGTCTCCAGCTCAATGGCGATCGGCAACTCGCGGAACTGGACGGCGTACTCTGCCTGCTCGTCGCTGTTTAGCGAGAGGAACCAGCCGCCGCCATTGACGAGCCAGTTGCCCAGCTCGCAGCTGTCATACCGGCACACGTAGTCGTCGTGGTTGCCGCGCACAGGGTGGAACCAGGGTTTGGCCAGCCACTCCAGCGCCATGTCGCACTCAGGTCCGCGGTCGACCAGATCGCCGACCGAGAAAAGCCGATCGACTGCCGGGTCGAAGCCAATCCCGTCCAGCGCCTGCTGCAGCTTCGTGAAGCATCCGTGAATGTCGCCCACGGCAAAGTCCCGGCCCGCCGTGTTCTTGGCGAACCGTTTGATAAGTTCGGGCATGTCTATCTCCTGCTGCGTGTGGGGTTAGGCGGCTTCGGGCTTGCCTTCGCCGCAATGAGAGCACCAGTACGTGCCGCAACCGGGCACGTCTGGATCCTCTTGGAAGTTGTCGGGCCATTGATCGCGCGGCAAGGTAACGCTCTGTCCAATGGCGGCGCCCGGGATCTTGTAGAAGCAGGTGTGCGGCGCCGGACCGTAATCTGGAAAGCACGGATTGCCATCTGGATCCGCGCACATTTCGCAGGCCATACAAACTCCTCCCCGCCGACTCTCGCCGGCAGGCTGTGTGTTTGGGTGGGGTTAGGGGGTTATGCGGTTAGGGCGTCTTAGCTTCGCGCTCAAGATAAACCGCCAGCCACTTGAGCTTGCACGGACGACACACAATGCCGCTTGTGCAGCCGTATGGCTGATCGAACACCAAGACGCCACGGATATGCGCTGGCCCAACGTCTCGGTCGCCACTGTTTACCTGTACGCGGACCTCGCCGTCTTCCGGCACGCACTCCGATCCGCAAACATCACAGCAGCAGACGGTTATGGTTTTCGTTGTGATGCCCATTACGCCTCCTTCGCAGCAGTGACAGGCGTATCGCCGTCAATTAGCGCATCTACCGCAGCATTGATGTTGCCGCCGAAGTCTTCCAGATCGACGCGCAGCAGGTTGAGCCAGTGCGTGTCGTCGCCCTGGAGGCTGACGTAGCGCCACCGCTCTGCATCCTCCCGCAGCATTTCGACCTCGGCCCGGAGCTGATGAACCTCGCTATGCCGATGCTTGGTGCCGTCGTGCCGTCCCCTGTCATAGCCTGACTGCCAGCTGTTGGCAACCGATTGCAGAACCTTGACCTGATCCCGCAGCCTATCCCGCTCGGCGGTCACGGCAGACAGGGCGGCGAGGTGGCTTTCGACTGTCATAACCGGGCAGCTTCGGCCGCAGATTCGGCCCTGCCATTCGCTGCCGGATGTCTTGCGCACGCGTTGGTGCATGGCGAACGTGGTGAACAGATCAGATCGCTTGCAGTGCTGGCACGGGTGTCCATATGGGTCGTGGCCAGCGCCTGCGCACCAATCGCAATCCGGCTGCTGGTCGGTCTGCGCGATGGGGGCGGCGTAGAGCGGGCGAGATCGCGCATGTTCGTTTGGCTCGTCGCTGAAGTAGTGGCCAAGCTCCGGCTCTTCGGGCCAGTCGATTAGCCACGCCACAGGCTGCTGCTCGGTCTGCGCGGGGCGGGTGGCAATGGCCCTCAGATCCGTTGCGTGCTCGCGCTCCTGCTCTGCCAGGTACTTCCAGTGCTCAGCGGCCGACCATGGCGAAACGATGACCACCGCCGACACATGAATATCATCCGGCATCGGCAATGCGTTCAGCGCTGCGGCGTGCTGCTCGGCATCCGCTCGGCTGAATGCGGCGTACAGTTCGTCCGGTCCCTGAGCGTGAACGGCCCACAGCTCACCCTGCGCCGGGGCTTGCTCTACTGCCGCCTGCCCATCCCTGAACCCCTGCGCTGCCGCTGTGGCCATGTCGACGGCGGTTGGACAGTGCTTGCATTCGCCGACTCCATCACCCGGGCAGGGTCCGTTCTGCGCTTGGCACGGCTCCGTCTGCTGCTGCGCCAGTGCCAACTCAATCTCGGCGAGCTGGTCGATAATCGCTTGGAACTCCTCTTCGTCTAAGTCATCGGCGAGGTTCCTGATGGTGTCGTGCGCTTCACGCAGCAACCCGCGCAGCTTCTCGTTCTCAGCCTTCGCAGCCCCCAGCTCAGCGCCGATACGCCCGGCTGCTTTCAGTGTGTCGTTCATACTCGACTCCATAGTTCCGAATTGTTCAGTTCAGCCTCTACGGCCCAGCGAAAGCCGCTCAGCGCCTGCATCAGGTGTGCGGCGCCGTTGCTGCGGGCGATGTAGTAGCGGGTGTTCGTGGGCTAGTGCAGCCAGATCGTTGTTCGCATGGGGCCTCCGGTGGGCGGCAGCGGTAGCAGTCACAGATGCCAATTCGCTGGCCAGAGGTGCGGCAGTAGGTCGGGGCGTTCACAACTTCTCGCGCAGCCCCTCGTCGGTGATGATGCGGCGCACCGATCGGGAGTCGATGCCGATCCTCTCGCCGATCTGCACGCTGTTGAGCCCCTGTCTGAGCAGCGGCAGGATCGAGTCGACGTTGCGCTGCCGCTGTTCGCGGTGCTTGTCGGTGTTGCCACTCGTGCGCTTCTTCATGGCGCTGTTCTTGACGCCGCGGCGCCGGCTGGCATCCTCGGCCGCACGGTTGCCCTGGTTGTTGTTCCAGGTGCGCTCTGGTATCGGAGGAACGCATCAGTGGCCGCGTCAATTTGCGCGCGCAGAGCCTCGCCCTGCGCTATGGCATGGTTGTCTATGAGCATGGGTGTGTACCGGGGAGGAGGGCGCGCGGGGCGCCCGGGGTGGATCAGTCGTCAGAGCTACCGCTGATGTAGGCTTCAATATCTTCGGCGGTAGGCTTCTTCCAGTTCAGGATCTGGCCTGTCTCCAGGTCGATGTTCAGGATCAGGTAGTCACCGTAGTGATCGCCTGGGAAGAAGTCGGGCACGTAGCCTTCGTAGTCGCGTAACGTCTCCCCTTGAGCATCAACGAACACGCCGTCGAATCCATCGCACACCTTGATGTGCACGCGGAGTTCCTTCACATCAACCGGAACCTGCTTGGTCATATTGATTTGCATGGCTCTTACCTCAGATCAGCAGCGAGCGGGCGCCGCGGTAGGGGTTGTCGAATGGGATGTCGTCGTCGAAGCTGTCATAGTCAGGAGCCGGTTGCGGCTGGCTCTGCTGGCGCGACTGCTGGGCTTGTTGGCGTGGTGCCTGTTGCCGATCGCCACCGTCAGACTTTCCGCCGAGCAGCTGCATGGTGCCGTTCATGTCCACCACGATTTCGGTGGTGTAGCGCTTGACGCCGTCCTTTTCCCATTCACGGGTCTGCAGGCGTCCCTCGATGTAGCACTGCGAACCCTTGCGCAGGTACTCGCCGGCGATCTCGGCGACTTTGCCGAACAGCACGACACGGTGCCATTCGGTGCGTTCCTGGAGCTGGCCGGTCTGCTTGTCCTTCCAGCTGTCGGTGGTTGCAAGCGTGATGTTGGTCACCGCGTTGCCATTGGGCAGATAGCGGCTCTCGGGATCACCGCCCACGTTGCCGATGAGGATTACTTTATTGACTCCGCGGGCCATTAGCGGCACTCCTTCACTGAATAAACAACGGTTGGTTTCTTGCGGTATGCGGTCAGGTCGGCGCCTGGCGCGTAGTGCTCAATGGCCTTGGCGTAGTCGACCGTGCCGGCGCGCTCCGAGCGGATCACTTGAACAAGCCGGCCTTTCTGGCTCTGCTCGCCAGCCTCAGCAATGAGCGCTTTCTTTGCTGCCTCAAGCCTGGCGCAAGCCTTGTCAGCTTCCGCCTTGGCGTCGGCATACTCAGCCTCCAGCGCCGACCAGGTCATGTCTTCGCGGATCAGTGGGATCAGGTGGCGGGAAGATTTCTCTTCGCTAGCGACCGTCGCCAGGTATTCGTCGCGGAATGCCGACAGCGCGGGCATGTGCTGGAACAGCCAAAGAGGATCGACCTCGACGCGCTCGACGCTGATTTCGCCTTCGCGCCAGATCACAAAGTCGCACCAGTCGCGCATAGTGCAGGCCAGTTGAAGCTGGATCTGCGCGGCGTAGTGCGGAACCTCGGCCAGCGTCGTGTAGGTGGCGCGGAACGGACACTTCACCTCGATCAGCCCGTCATGCCCAACGAGCCCGTCGGGCGACGCGGCCAGCCAGTCATGCTCAGCGTGAACATGCAGGCCGGTCGAGATGACTAGGCACTCGGCCTGGTCCTCGTATGCTGCGATGGCTTCAGGCTCGTGCTCGTGGCCGAAGGCCGTGGCCTCGTTGCCAGTGAACTCCGATTCGGCGCCGTGGTACTCGCGCACCATGTCGCGCATCACATCGTCACGGCTCTTGTACTTATCAAGCCCGAGGATCGCGGCGACCCGCGACCCAGTGATCCGCCCAATGCGCTGCGCTAGCCAGTCAGCGCCCTGAAATGCGTTAAGAGAAGTCATGCGGCCACCTTCTGGCTTTCAAGGTGCGCCAGGGCACCGTCAAACTTCTCAGCCGGCAGCAGGTCGAGCGATGGGATGCGGATGCTTGCGCACCATGCGGCCTCGTCGATATTGGAAGCGGCAATGATTTCCCGCAGCGTGGCCACTTGATCGGCGCTGATCCGTGGCTTCGCAGGCTTTTCAGGTTGCGGCGTTGAGCGTGGCTGCTGACGCGGTGCGTGGCCAACTGCGCTATTCGCGTCGTCGTCTTCCTGCGCTACCCCTGCGACCGCTGCCAGTGAGTAGCGGCGGCAGTAGGTGATGGCTGACCCGACGCCCTGGGCATCCTGCTTGCTAACTGGCGCGCTGATCGTGCTGCTCATCCACTGTCCAGAGCTGTGCATGAGAACCGTCTCGACGCTGACGATGCCGGCTTCGAAACTTGGGCATTGCGATACGGACAGGCCGTGCGCCGCGAACACCGGGCGCACCGTATTCAGGATCTCAGCCAGGTCGGCGTACTTGCTCTTGAAGTGCGGGTTGTTGCTGGACTTGCTGGCGTTCTCAAGCTCGCCCTGGGCCTTGGCAAGCGCTGCGGCCAGCTCGTTGATCTGTTCTGACTTGTTCATGCTCAACCTCCGAAGAAGTGAAAGATCGCCGCCTCACCAATGAGGCCGAAAGCGAGCGTTGCGGAAAGGACGCCGAACCCGGTAAGGGTCCACCAAGCAGCTGCGAAGCTGTGGCCTGATGGGGTGTCGTCGTGCGGGCCGGTGTCGTAG